CGGTAAAGACACTCGTTTATTCTTATTCTCAAGTCAAGGTAGCCGATTTTATTACCAGCGTAGAAAACCAATCTGGGGTCATCGACGACAAGCTTCGTCCAGCGTTCCAGTCTTTGTTGACTACGACGGGCTCACTCACTCAGAGCCAGAAGCTTCTTAATGATGCTATCCAAATCTCTCGCGGCTCTGGACAAGATTTAGCTACAGTTGCCAATGACCTTGCTCAAGCCTATGTGGGCAACACAAAGGGTATTAAAAAGTATTACACTGGTCTTACTCAAGCCGAACTTAAAACTAAGTCTTTCTCTGAAATCCTCGGGGTATTGCTCGCTAACTCTGCTGGGTCAGCTGAAGCGTACCTAACAACAACAGCGTATAAGATGGACGTTCTTACTGTTGCTACAGAGAACGCTAAGGAAACTATCGGCGCAGGATTGGTTGATGCGCTAGCGAAGATTGGCGGTGGCAGCACTGCCTCAGATGCAGCTAAAACAATTAATGATATTGCTAAGGCTGTCAATGGTTTAACAGCATCAATCGCTTTCGTTCTCGGCGGATTAAAGATGCTTTACCAGGGTCTAGATAAGATTACGACCCTTAATGGTTTACTCGGTCCAGAAGGCACACTGGCAAGCCAGTTTAATAAGCCTGGCGCAGTGTCAACCAACCGCTCTCGCTCTGCTGCTGGAACTTACCAGCGATACTCGCAGGAAATTAAAGCCGAGCAGGAAAGAGTTAAGAACGCTAAAGCTCTAGCAGATTTGGCTAGAAAACGTGCGGCTTCTGAAGCCGCAATTCTAAAGAAAAAGCAAGACCAGGCAGCTCTAGATAAGCTTGCTTTGACTCTCGCTAAGGGCGAAGATATTTTTAATATCGATGCCATCCAGATTCAAGCCGCTCTAACTAACCAGACAGAGCAACTAGGCAAGGTTACAAACCAGACTCAGCTGCTGTCTATCGCTAATGACATGACACGCCTTAAGATTAAGCAAGATATTCTCGCGCTTGAAAAGGCTATTCAGGACGGCGATGTAGATGCTGCTAAAGCTGCCGCCGATAGACTTAACACAGACCTAAAGAATCTAGGAGTTCTTCAAGGTCAAGCTGTAAAGCTGGCAGACATTAATAAGATTCTTGCTGGGATGGTCTCTAAGGACTTGATTAACCTAGCTAACCTTAATCTAGCGCTGGACAAAGTTAAGGAAATGTACGCGCTTCTTAATGGCGGTAAAACTGGGCTAGGACCTAACTTGAGCCAGGATAGCGCAGGATTCATAAATGTCGGTGCTGGCGCTACCGTAGATGAAATGGTTAAAGCTGCTGACCTCAATACTCAATATTTGCTAGACATGGCTGCAGCCAATGAAGTCCTACTTTCTACAATCAATAAAAATCCAGTAACTGCTGCTGCTCCAACAATTAACAATTACTTCGGCGGCTCAGTTGTCACAGACCAGAAGCTAATCGACATGGTTCTCAGCGGAGCGCAACTATCAAGCCTTTCTGGTTCTCCGTCTCAAATCGGTAGAATCGCAGGAATGTTTAGCTACGGTGTTGGAATCTTGCAGACGTGGGAATCGGCTGTAGCTATTGACGACCTCAAGGTAGCTGCAGATATAAAAGCTTTCTGCGATATTTACCGTCCGAGACAGATTCTCTTTGACAAATATGCCACTCAGTCGATTGCAGATAGATTGGCAAATGCTGGTCAGGTTGTCGAGGATTGCTCAGGGCAGCAGTTCTATCGCGCATGCGGAGATTTGCTGGATGCTGTCGTTAATCAGCGCATGGTTCATAATGGGCAGAAAGAGCTCTTAACTCAATTTCAGAATGTAGCGGCGAAGGTCAACGATTCTGCATGGCGTATCGTAAAACGTAAATCGGCTGGCGACATTAGTGCGCCAATCAGTATTGCCATGATTGTAAGTAAATTAATGCAACCACAACAGGTAGCGATGATTTACAGCGAATAGACTATATGTAGTGTATAATTGCACTCTATGGGTCTCTTTTCGCGTAATAAAACAGTAGAAGCGCAACTCGCTCCGCAGGTAATGGGCGAAAATATCTTTTCTCTTAATTCGGCTATCATGCCGCGAATTACCCGTAAGGAAGCTATCAGCGTACCTTCAGTCGCAAGAGCTCGTAACCTTATTTGTGGAACTGTCGCATCTATTCCACTTGAATATTACAAGACTTCAACTGGTGAAGTAATTGCACCGCCGCGCTGGATTAAACAGCTTTCAAAGACTCAACCATCATTCGTTACCCTAACCTGGTGCGTTGACTCGCTCCTCATGTACGGGGTCTGTTACCTTTTAATTACAGAGCGCTACGCCGAGGACGGCAGACCAGCTAGCTTCGAATGGATTGCTAACAACCGAGTTACATTTACAACGGACGTTGAAGGCATCATGATTCAGCAATACTATGTAGATGCTGCTCCAATTTCGATGGACGATATTGTTACCATTCAAGGATTCGACGAAGGAATCTTAGAGCGCGGTGCTCGTACTATTCAGGCAGCTATCGATGTTGAACGCGCTGCAGCTGTTAACTCTGCCAATCCGCAACCTGCAGGTTACTTGCGCAATAACGGCGCAGATTTGCCGCCTAACGAAGTTCAAGGATTACTCGCAGCATGGAAACGTGGCGCACAAAATAATTCAACTCGTTATCTGACTTCTACTCTAGAATATAACGCAGTTGCTTTCTCTCCTAAAGACATGATGTATCAGGATGCAATTCGCTCACTTTCTACCCAGATTGCGCGATTGACAAATATCCCAGCTTACCTATTGTCAAGTGAAGATAACCAGAGCATGACTTACTCCAACGTTCAAGATGAACGTAAGCAATTTTACGCGCTTTCCATCGAGCCTTACATCCAGGCAATTCAATCTCGTTTATCAATGGATGACATTTCAACTGCAGGACACGAAGTTAAGTTCGCGGTTCATGACACATTCTTAAAGCAAGACCCACTAACAGAGTTGGCGGTTATTGAAAAGATGCTAACTCTCGGACTCATTACAACTGAACAGGCTATGGAAATGACGGATTTAACTCCTAATGGAAGCGAAGGAATCAGTTAATGGAACATCTAATTATCGAAGCATCGTCTATCGAGTGCAGCGAAGAACGTCGCGAAATCTCAGGCAAAATCGTGCCTATGGGAACTGGCGAAATTGGTCATACTAATCTCGGCGGCGTAATTTTCGAAGCTGGTTCAATCGAAATCGATGACCCATCTAAAATTAAATTACTGTCACAGCATGATATGAAGAAGCCAGTAGGTCGAATGATTTCAGCAACAGTTCGTCCAGATGGTATCTATGCAACATTTAAGTTAAGCCGCAGCGCCGCAGGTTCAGAAAGTTTGATTCTTGCGCAGGAAGGACTAGTTTCTGGCTTGAGCGTAGGAGCAGAAGTGATTGCATCAAAGCCATCACGCAACGGTCACATCGTAGTTTCCTCAGCGAAACTAAAAGAAGTTTCTCTCGTAACTGAGCCAGCATTTAAGTCTGCTCAGGTTCTAGAGATTGCAGCAGAAGAAACTCTTCCTGCTGAAGAAATCCAACCAGAAAGCGAGCCCGAAAAAGTGGAAGAAACCACAACTCAGGTTGAAGCTCCAGCAGTTGAAGCAGCAGCAGTAGAAGCGGCTCGCCCAACAGTTGCAGCAGCATTTACAGTCCGCGAGCGCACAGCTCCAATCACATCTGCACAGTACCTCGGTGCATCAATCAAGGCAGCTATGGGAGACGACGAAGCTCGTCGTGTAGTTCTCGCCGCCGATGATTCTACAAGCACCAATACAGGTCTAACGCTTCCAGCGCACCTAAACATGTTTGATACAACAACATTCTCTGGTCGTCCAGCGTTTGATGCTGTAACACGCGCAGGTGTAGTACCTCAGCTTAGCTTCACCATCCCTAAGATGGGAACAGCGCCTACTACTGCAGTAACTGCAGAAGGTGCAGCTCCATCTGAAACAGGAATGACTTCTACTTACGATACTGTTACAGCATCTAAGTATTCAACACTTAACCGTGTTTCATTTGAGCTTCTAGATTTTTCTAATCCTGCGTTTGAAACTTTGCTTCTTGATGAAATGCGTAAGGGATACGAGAAGGCAACAGACAACGCTCTTATTGCTTACTTTACATCTGCTGGAACAGCAGCAACAGGTACAGCAGCAACAGCAGCTGGTCTTCAGTCATTCATCTCTACACAAGGTCCAGCAGCTTACAAGGCAACAGGTGGCGATTACGCTAACAAGCTCGTAGCCTCTACAGACCAGTGGAGCGCAATTCTCGGTTATGCCGATACGACTGGGCGCGCACTATTTAACGCCGAGTCACCAATGAACGCTCAGGGTAATGCTTCAATCAACTCAGTTGTTGGTCGCGTACTTGGTGCGGACTTGGTAGTCGACCATAACATCGCAGTATCAGGAATCGTTGATGAATCAGCGTTCTTGGTTGCACCAAACTCAGTCTATGTTTGGGAAAGCCCTGTCACGAATTTGAGACTCAATGTCCTAACTTCTGGCGAAATTGAAATCAACATGTATGGTTATTTGGCAATTCACGCTAAGGCAGCTGGAGCTGGTATCCGCCGCTACAATTTGGCGTAGTTAAGTAACACCCTAAGTCGCTAGGGGGGCTGCCAGAGCCCTTGCAGCTCCCCTAGTCTTTAGAAAGGATAACAATGTCAACAACGACAGTTGCGGAATTAAGAAGTGCGCTCGGAGTGGGAACGCTCTATTCAGATGCGACCCTTCAAGAAGTCTGCGATTCTGCTGATAATGTATTGTTGCCTTTTCTATGGAAAAACGACGTACCAATTATTGCTCATAGCAGCCAATCAACTGTCGGAACTCTTTATTTTGACCAAGACATTAGAGACATTTTTTACGTGGGTCAATCTGTAACCATAGCCAATTCAGGCAGCCGTTTTAATGGGACTAAGACAATCACAGGCGTAAGTGAGTATTCGTTCACGATTACAATTACAGCTGGAAACAACAACCCATACCACGCTATCCAGCCATTCGGTACAGCTTCCGCTGAAACATATACAGACTACACAACAATCCCAGCAATTCAGACTGCAAGCCTTCTTATTGCTGAAGCAATCTGGCAAGCTCGTCAAGCTCCTAGCGGACAAGGCATGTCTGTCGACGGCTTTACACCGTCACCCTTCACAATGTCAAATACTTTGGTGGCGCGTGTCAGAGGTCTCATCGCTCCGTATCTTGCACCTGGTTCAATGGTGGGCTAATGACAGCCATAACAACACTCCGAGCTTCTATTGCTTCTGCATTAACTGATAATTCGAAATACTCCGTTTTCAGTTTTCCACCAGCAACGCCAATAGCGAATTCGGTTATCGTCACACCTGCTGACCCTTACCTAACTCCAACAAATAATAATCAGACTTCTGTAGCTCCTATGGCTAACTTTCGGCTGTCCATACTAGTTCCGCTTCTGGATAACGAAGGAAATCTTGCTGGTATCGAAGACGATATTGTCAGGGTCTTTAATCTTCTTGATGCTTCTAGCATCGTGTTCAATGTAGGAAGCGTGAGCGCTCCTAGCGTGATGAGCGCCGCTTCTGGTGATTTACTGACATGCGAAATAGCTATCAGTACCCTAACGGAATGGAGTTAAATCATGACCGATTTAGCGCAGTGGGAAAAAGAAAACGAAGCGTTCCTGATTAAAATCGGTCAGGTCGCTTCAAAGCCAGAAACAAAAACAACAACTAAGAAAGACGAGGAATAACCTAAATGGCAGTATATCTAGCTAACACAGGAGTTCTTACTGTAAATGCGGTAGACCTCTCAACACTAGTGAGCAACGTTACTATTAACCGCGCCTTCGACGAGCTTGAGGTCACGGCTCTTGGAGACCAGGGTCACAAATTTGTAAAGGGGCTAGAATCTAGTTCGATTTCTATCGACTTCTACAATGACTCAGCATCTTCAAAGACACTCCAGACACTCCAGACAAACTGGGGAAACAACGTCACAGTAACATTTAAGCAGACAGATGCAGCGACATCAGCTACTAACCCTCTTTACACAATGACATGCCTTATCAACAACACCACACCTGTTAACGGCGCGGTTGGAGATTTGTCTACTCAGAGCGTAACTTGGAACGTATCAGGTACAATCGCTGTAACAACTTCCTAATAACTAATTAAGGGGCTAACAAATGGCAAAACTCAAAGTAACAAGGGCTGATAATTCAGTTAACGAGTACGAAATTACTCCAGTGCTGGAATATAGCTTTGAATTATATGCTAAGAAGGGATTCCACAAAGCCTTCATAGAAGACTCTAAACAGTCGGACGTGTATTGGCTCTGCTGGGAAGCGATTCGCAGAAGCGGAGAGACTGTAAAGCCTTTCGGAGAAGCGTTTCTCGAGACTCTAAAGTCGGTTGAGGTTCTTGAATCTAGCCCTTTAGAGTAGAGCGGAACTCCGTCTCTTATTTAGCCGCGAGGTTAAGTTATGAGTACGGAGTTCCGTTCCAATCTATTATCGAGCTGCCACGATTGGCGTTCGATGCACATGTTGAAGTATTGAAAGACTTATCAAAGGAGCGAGAAAATGCCAACAGAGGTAGTAGGCGTAGTCGCTCTTAAGAAAGCTCTCAATCAATATGCACCCGATTTGGCTAAAGAGCTTAATCGCGAGCTAGGCGCAATTCTTAAACCAGTTGTAGCCGATGCTCGCGGTTATGTTCCAATGGAAGCGCCTATGCGCGGATGGAAAGCTCGTCCAACATCTAGGGGTGGCAAGTTCCCTAAGTACGATGCGATGGAAATTCGTCGCGGTATTACCTATAAGACCAGCGCATCTAAGCCTAATTACAATGGCTTTACTAATGCTATTCGCATCCAGAACAACTCGATGATTGGTGCAATCTACGAGACAGCTGGTCGTAAGAATGGTCAGGGGCAAGAATGGGTAGGTCCTAAAGCTGGCGGAGCTTCTAAGGGAGTTTCTCGCTCAGTTAACCCATACGCAGGAAATCAGTTTATTTCAAATCTCGGTCAGCTCTACGGCTCTAATCGAAAGGGAGACCATCGTATGATGGGTCGCCTTATCTTTCGTGCGTGGGCTAAGACTCAGGGTCGAGCCAATGCTTCAGTGTTTAAGGCTATTGAAAAGACTACAGAGAAGTTTAATAATCGGACACAAATTGTCGACATTAGGAGAGCAGCATGAGTAATGTAGCCATAAATATTGCTGCAGAATTCACTGGTAAAAAAGCATTTGACCAGGCTGGGAAGTCAGCAGCTGGACTCGGTAAGCAAGTTAAAACCCTCACTAAGCTATTTGGTTCTGCTCTGCTCGTTCAATACGGTAAGCAAGCTGTAAAGGCATTTGCAGAAGATGAAGCGGCAGCGCAACGCCTAGCAACAGCGGTAAAGAATCTCGGTTATTCTTATTCTCAAGTTAAGGTAGCCGATTTTATTACGAGCGTAGAAAACCAATCTGGGGTCATCGACGACAAGCTTCGTCCAGCGTTCCAGTCTTTGTTGACCACGACGGGCTCACTCACTCAGAGCCAGAAGCTTCTTAACGATGCTATTCAAATCTCTCGCGGCTCTGGACAAGATTTATCTACTGTCGCCAATGACCTTGCTCAAGCTTATGTAGGCAACACAAAGGGTATTAGAAAGTATTACACTGGTCTTACTCAAGCCGAGCTTAAAACTAAGTCTTTTTCTGAAATCCTCGGTGTATTGCTCGCTAACTCCGCTGGGTCAGCTGAAGCGTACCTAACAACTACAGCGTATAAGATGGACGTTCTCACTGTCGCTACAGAGAACGCTAAAGAATCTATTGGCGCAGGGTTGGTCGATGCGCTCGCGAAGATTAGCGGTGGCAGCACTGCCTCAGATGCAGCTAAAACAATTAACGATATTGCTAAGGCTGTCAATGCCCTAACAGCATCAATCGCTTTCGTTGTCAGCGGACTGAAGATGCTTTACCAGGGTCTAGATAAGATTACGACCCTTAACGGCTTACTAGGTCCAGAAGGCACACTGGCAAGCCAGGTGGGCAAGCCTGGCGCGGTATCAACTAACCGCTCTCGCTCCGCTGCTGGAACTTACCAGCGATACTCTCAGGAGATTAAAGCCGAGCAGGAGCGAGTTAAGACCGCTAAAGCTCTAGCGGATTTAGCTAAAAAACGCGCCGCTTCAGAAGCCGCAATTCTAAAGAAGAAGCAGGACCAGGCAGCCCTAGATAAGCTTGCACTAACTCTCGCTAAGGGTGAAGACATATTTAACCTGGATGCTATCCAGATTCAAGCGGCTCTCGTTAACCAGACTGAGCAGCTTGCTAAGGCGACTAATCAAAGCCAGCTTCTAGCAGTTGCCAATGACATGACACGCCTTAAAATTAAGCAAGATATTCTCGTACTTGAAAAGGCTATTCAAGATGGTGACGTTAAAGCTGCAACAGCAGCAGCCGAAAGACTTAACGCTGACCTCAAGAATCTAGGAGTTCTTCAAGGTCAAGCTGTGAAGCTGGCTGACATTAATAAGATTCTTGCTGGCATGGTCTCTAAGGACTTGATTAACCTAGCTAACCTTAATCTAGCGCTGGACAAGGTTAAGGAAATGTACGCGCTTCTTAATGGCGGTAAGGGTGGGCTAGGACCTAACCTTACTCAAGATTCAGCTGGCTTTGTCAACGTCGGAGCTTCTGCAACCGTAGATGAAATGGTTAAAGCTGCTGACCTGAACACCCAGTATCTTCTCGACATGGCTGCAGCCAATGAAGTCTTACTTTCTACTATAAATAAAAACCCAGTCAACATTCCTCAATCTGTTTTAGTTCAGTTGCAGGTATCTGGCGGAGACGAAATCAGCGATGCGATTGCTAAGAATCTCCAGAATAAGTCTTTGTCATCTGGCAACCAGGCTTACATCAACCGTCGAACAGGCGGCTTTGAGTGACCCTTCCAGCGCAGATAGCGGTCTCATTCGACTTCTCGAGTGGAGCAACTTTTGGTACTGGGTTCGTTATCGGAGACAGCCAGTACGGAATCTTAGGAGTTTCTCGCCTGGGCTCGTCCGATGTAATCATCCCAGTAGTTGACCTAACGCCTAACGTATATTCAATCAAGATTAATCGTGGGCGCAATATCATGAAGGATACTTACGAAGCTGGAACAGCTACTGTGAGAGTTCTCGACCCAGACTCAAATTTTAACCCCCAGAATGTCAACTCAATTTATTTTCCTTACCTAACTCCGCTGCGTAAGATTCGCATCTCTGCGACAGTAGGCGGACAGGAAGACTTCCTTTTCTCTGGTTATGTTACTGACTACAAATACACTTACCCTCAAGGTCAGGAAACTGGCTATGTAGACATTACATGCGCAGATGCTTTCCGCCTATTCCAGATGGCTAACGTCGCTACGGTTACTGGAGCTAACAGCGTTCAGACTAGCGGCGCTCGAATTGGCAAAATATTCGATGAGACTCAGTTCCCAGCTTCGATGCGCAGTCTGGCTACTGGCGATTCTAACGTTCAAGCTGACCCAGGTACAGTCCGCACTACCCTCGAAGCTATCAAGAATGTAGAGTTTTCGGAGCAGGGCGCTTTCTACATGGATGGCTGGGGAACGGCTGTATTTAAGAGCCGAAGCGAAGTAGTGGGCTCTCTAGCTGCTACGCCTAAAGAATTTAACCAGACTACAGGGATTCCTTATGCTGACCTCAAGTTCAGCTACGATGATAAATTAATCCTGAATGATGTTACTTTCAGCAGAATTGGCGGCTCGGATATTAATATCTATAGCCAGGATTCAATCGATAAGTATTTCCCACACTCCCTGACTCAGAGCGATTTGGTTGCTGAGACAGATGAGCAGGTCACAAACATAGCCAGACTTTTCGTGGCGACCCGTAATTATACTACTATCAGAATCGATGAAATGACTATCGACCTTCTTGATACTGCAGTGCCTACAGCTGACATTATCAATATGGAATTCTTCGATAACTTGAAGATTACGAATCAGCAGCCAGACGGCAGCGAAATCGTGAAGGTGCTCCAATGCCAGGGCATTTCCTGGGAGATTACGCCTAATAAGTTCATGGCAAAAATTACGACACTTGAGCCAATCGCAGATGGCTTTATTATCGGCAATACAACTGGTTACGGTACAATAGGTGTATCGACCTTGAGTTATTAGGAGATTAAATTGGCTACAGGATTCCCGTTCAGCACTGGTGATATTTTGACCGCTGCCGCTGCAAATGGCTTAGTCGCGTTCACAGTGAGCGCAGACCAGACAGCGGACTACACAGCAGTTCTAGCTGATTCCTATCAAGCTCTAGTGGTCATGAACAAAGCAACAGCAGTTGCGTTCAAGATTCCTACAGATGCTAGTGTGAATTTTGCGGTGGGAACTGCCATTACTATTTACAATAAGGGCGCTGGCACTGTAACTGTGAGCGCGGTCACATCTGGAACGACAACAGTGGTAAGCGCTGGAGCAGTTTCAGCAGCTCCAACCCTTGCTCAATATAAGACCTGCGTAGCGATTAAGCTCGCTGCAAATAGCTGGACTATCGTGGGTGCAGTCGCGTAATGATTGGCGCAATTACAGCAGGTCTTTTAAGTGCTGGATACACAGCTCCTACGGCAGTTCAAGCTTATGAGTCTATCGCCACAATCAATCCAACGAGCGGTACAAGCGTTACTTTTAGCTCGATTCCTTCCACTTATAAACATCTTCAAATTAGATGGACTGCGCAAACAAATCGCGGAACATACGGTTTTGATGATTTATGGGTTCGTTTTAATGGGGACAGCAGCGCAATATATTCAACACACATTCTTTATGGTAACGGAAGCGCAGCCGCAACTGGCTCAGACTCAAGTGCTACTTATACCAACGTTATCAACTCTGCTGGAACTACAACCAGCGGTTCATGGTGGGGTTCTGCTATAGCAGACGTTTTAGACTATGCAAGCACTTCAAAATATAAAACTTTGCGAGTGTTAAATGGTGTTGACCTAAATGGAAATGCGGTTGGTTCGTTAAATGGCAGAGTAAACCTTGCTTCTGGCGTATATCAAAGCACCACCGCAATCAGTTCTATTACAATTCTTTCAGGCGCGAGCGCAACTTTTCAATCTGGTTCTAAATTCGCGCTCTACGGAATTAAGGGGTAAATCATGGC